ATGCAGCAAGTTTATGAAGCTGCTGGCATGGAAGCAGAAGCTAACTTAATTGGTGATAAGATTGAAGCTCACATTAAAGATTCACCTAAGATCGTAGACTATACGGATGAAATTCTTGCATCAGGCACTGGAGAACGTGGTAACATCATGGAAGGTCTAGGACTTGACCCAGAGGAAACCAACCCAGATGTTATCAGAGGTGCCATCAGTGGTGCAAGTGCTAAAGATAAGCCAGCACCTAAACCTGCAGATGGGTCTGGAAGTAATGATGACGGAGGCTCTGGAGCTGCGTCCAGAATTACAAGCACACCACGTCCGAGACCAAGACCAGAATCTGATACAGTCGGAACAACCCCACCTGCTGCAAGCAGACCAACAGCAGACACTGGTGGTGGTATGACAAGCACTACCTCAGATAGTGGTGCAAGTTCCTCTGACCCACGTGGCGAAGGTCAATACGGGGGGCAGTCAACATCCCAGCCCAGTAGACCTTCCCGTGGAGGAGGTGCGGGCCGTTATGAAGGCGGCTTGATGACTAAGAAGAAAAAGTAAGTACTACCAAAAACCTACCATATAATAATAAGGCTACCCAGCAATCCTGCTGGCCCCATATAAGGAGAAAAACATGCCTGAACTAACTGCAGTACAAGCCCCAAAAGTTGCTGGTTTCGTAGACCGTGGGTATAACCACACAAAGAAACGTAAGCAAATTGAGGAAGAAGAACGGGAGATTGCTAGACTAGAGGCAATCGCCCGTGGTGAAGAGGTTCCAGATGAAGAGGAAACCGAATCCGATGGCGAAGGACTTGAGACAACCCAAGTACAAACCAAAGGTAATACCCGACAAGAAGAAGCCGACATTGAGGATGAAGCACAAGAAGATGACTCAAACTTAAGTGCAGAAGAGAAGTCCTTTAAGAAACGGTACGGTGACCTTCGTCGTCATATGCAGCAAAAGGAGAAGGAGTGGGAAGAACGTTTTAATGCCCTAGAGAATAGAGCAGAAAAAGAAGGTATCACCCCTCCTAAGTCTGATGAAGACATTGAGCAATGGGCAAGGAAGTATCCAGACGTTGCAGGTATTGTTGAGACTATCGCAGCTAAGAAAGCAAAAGAAATGTTTTCTACTGCAGAGGAACGTCTCAGAGAACTAGATGAAGCTAAGTATGAAGCACAACGTGTGAAAGCAGAGAATGCTATCCGCAAGGCACACCCTGACTTTGATGACCTACGTCAGTCAGATGAGTTTCATGACTGGGCAGAAGAACAACCAAAGTGGGTTAAGGATGCACTCTACGAGAATGCAGATGATCCCGCCTCTGTTGTAAGAATTATTGATCTATATAAGGTCGATAATGGCTTAACATCCTCTGATAAGAAAGCTGCACGTAAAGCAGCAGCTACAGCTGTCAGAAAAGGTGGTAAGTCAAAAGTAGACGTAGAAGGTACGACAGGTTCTGTGAGGGAGTCTGAGGTAGCTAAAATGTCTGCTAAGGAATTTGAATCTCGTGAAGATGAAATCAACAAAGCTATTCGTAATGGCAAGTTTATCTACGATCTTTCAGGTTCCGCACGTTAATGTGTTGACATTGTAATCTTTGTCAATATAACTAGAGGGGTATTAAGTGGGCCTCCGAAAGGACTACCCCAGTACAACCCCTCACAAAACCCTCTAAGCAAAACAGACAAGAAAGAACAACCTGTTCTAGTACAGGCCCGTACCGATATAACGTATAACTGATCCTTATACAGAATAACGGATACGCACCCTAGAAAGATCAGCCTCTTATTCCTTGTAGTTTAGCTTACTTGAACAAGGTGTATACCTTAGTTCTTTGTATACATCTTTCTTTTAAGAACAGCCAAACTAAGGAGAATTTATCATGGCTTTCGGATCAGCAGCAGGTTGGACAAACCTGCCAAACGGGAACTTCAGCCCCGTAATCTATTCAAAGAAGGTACAACTTGCCTTCCGTAAATCAACAGTAGCTGGTGACATCACCAACTCTGATTACTTCGGTGAAATCGCCAACCAAGGTGACACAGTTCGCATCATTAAAGAGCCAGAGATTTCTGTATCTTCATACTTGCGTGGTACTACAATCACACCACAGAGCTTGTCAGATGATGACTTCTCTCTGGTTGTAGACAAAGCCAACTATTTCGCCTTTAAGGTGGACGATATCGAAGAGGCTCACTCACACGTAAACTTCATGGATTTGGCAACAAACCGTGCAGCTTATCGTTTGGCTGACCAGCATGACCAAGAAGTCTTGGGTTACCTGTCAGGTTACGCACAGTCTGCTCTGCATACAAATGCTGACGCAGTTAACGCAACTGTTTCAGGTACTGTTGCTAACGCATCTGCAGGTACAGACGAATTGTTGGCTTCCAACAAACTGTCACGTCCAGACTTCGGTAACATTGCTACCCCAGGTACAACTGGTGACTCAATCCCTGTTGCAGCACGTCTGCCAGGTGCGACAGCCTTGCCAACTGACTACGTTTCTCCAACAATGTTGATTGCTCGTATGGGCCGTTTGCTGGACCAACAGAACGTAGACAAAGCAGGTCGTTGGGTTGTAATCGATCCCGTCATGATGGAAATCTTGATGGACGAAGACTCACGCTTGTTGAACTCTGACTTCGGTGATGCAGGTGCATTGCGTAACGGTCTGGTTCTGAACAACTGGAACGGCTTCCGTGTCTATGTTTCTAACAACTTGCCTGTTGTTGGTACTGGTGCTGATACTACAGGTACAACTGCTCAGTCCACAAACTACGGTGTTGTTGTTGCTGGTCATGACTCAGCTGTTGCAACTGCAGAGCAGATCAACAAGACTGAATCTTACCGTGACCCAGACTCCTTCGCTGACATCGTGCGTGGTATGCACCTTTACGGCAGAAAGATTCTGAGACCAGAAGCTCTGGTCAACGCACGTTACAACTTGGCGTAACATAACAGAGAGGGCTGGTCAAGTACTGGCCCTCTTACTTACACGTAGGATGTAGAATGGCGTATAATTATATCGATATCACAAATGAAGTCATTGCACGTTTTAATGAGGTACCTCTTACTGCAGGTACTTTTGCCACGTCTAGGGGCTTTCAAACACAGTGTAAGAATGCTGTGAACGATGCTATTCACTACATCAACACAAAAGAGTTCAGCTGGCCTTTTAACCACACAACAAATACACAGGTTCTCGTTGCAGGGGATACTCGTTATACTACCCCAACCAACTCGAAGAACGTAGACTACGACACATTCCGTCTTACCCGTGATCCAACTCTCGGATGTGATGGAGGTGCTTTGGGTCTTATTGACTATAAAGACTACATGGATAAGTTAGTTGTACAGGAAGACACATCAAATGTAGGTGGTGTTCCTACGCATGTATTCCGTACACCAGATAACGGATTTGGTTTGTACCCTTATCCAGATAAAGCCTACGAATTAAAGTTTGAGTACTACCTTTATACAACACCTCTAGCTTTAGCTAACGATGTCCCTCTTATCCCAGAACAGTACAGACAAGTTATTGTAGATGGTGCCACAGCTTTTGGATACCAATACCGTGGAGAGTCTGGTCAACACCAACTTAACTTCCAACGTTTCGAACAGGGTATCAAAAGTATGCAGAGCCTTTTATCTAATAGGGCTGACTACATCAGATCTACTGTCATTAATAGAAGCCCCGTGGGTACATTCGTAGGATAAGATATGGCAGATGAATCAAACCTAAGCCCCTATATCTTTCCTCTTCAAGGTGGGCTGGTACTCAACCAGTCTACTTTTGCTATGCAACCTGGGATGGCTTTGGAGTTAGAGAACTTTGAGCCTGACACTAAAGGTGGGTACAAACGTATCTTAGGTTACGAGAAGTGGGACAATAACGAAGTACCTTATACGTATGCAGTTACTGAACCAGTTCTTATGTCTGCTTACTTTAAGGGTGAGGTTATTGCTGCTCGTGGGGAATCTATCTACAGATCACAGGGTGCCAGTGATTTAATTGATGGACCTCTAACAAGTACAGCTACTACAATTCTTGTGGATACTACTGCAGGTTTCTCTAGTACAGGTACACTCATCATCAATGGTGAGCAGATTACCTACACAAGTATAACCCCTAACCAATTCCTTGGTTGTACTCGTGGTGCTAACGGCACAACAGCTGCAGCACATGCAGACAATGATCCTATCTACCAGTTCTGGACACAGATTGATACAGGCAGAACAAATGCAGGTAAGTATGTGTTCCACAGATATAATAGGTCAGGCACTGCTTACATCATTTGGGCTGATGGAGCTAACCCTGCATCTATCTATGACGGCACAACAATAACTGACATCACTGGTACAAATGCTCCTGCAGATCCTAGTATTGTTGTTGGCTTTAAAAACCATGCTTTCTTTGCTGGTATGTCTAGCAATCCACAAGAGCTAGTCTTTAGTGCTCCCTACAACTTCAATGACTTTAGTCCAGCTAATGGTGCAGGTACTATTGCAGTAGACAGCCCAATCACAGCTTTAGTTGTCTTCCGTCAAGAACTATATGTCTTTGCAGAAGAACGTATCTATAAGATTAGTGGCAACACTGTGTCTGACTTCGTAATGCAGCCTGTTACACAAGAGATTGGTTGTCGTGCTGGTAATACTGTACAGGAATTTGCTGGTGATATCCTATTCTTAGGTCCAGATGGACTACGTAGTATTGCTGCTACAGAACGTATCGGTGACGTTGAGTTGGGTACAATCAGCTTACCTGTACAGGAACGTTTCGATAGACTGGGTGACGTATCTGAGTTTGACTCGATTGTTATCCCTGACAAGACACAGTATCGTATCTTCTTTACGGATAGAAGTAACTTTACACAAACACAGACCAAAGGGATTATCTGTGTACGTAAAGGTGATAACTACGAGTTTGGTGAGACTAAAGGTATTCAGCCTTCTTGTACAGACAGTACTATCTCTGGTGGTCAGACCTATGCTATCCATGGTGGCTACGATGGTTTTGTCTATCGTCAAGAAAAGGGTAATACCTTTGATGGTACAACAATCATTGGTCGTTACCGTAGTCCAGACATTACAGCAGGTGATGCAGGTATTCGTAAGGCATTCCACAGAGTAATCATCAACTACGCACCAGAGGGTATCATTAACGCAGACTTGTTCTTAAGGTACGACTACGAGTCACCTTCAGCACCAAGGCCTGCAGCATACCCATTTGACTCAACAAAGGTTGTAGCTATCTACGGTACATCCAGGTTTGCTACAGCCACATACGGTGGTCAAACTAACCCACTTATTAGACAACCTGTGGAAGGCTCAGGCTTTGCTGTTGCCCTTCGTGTGGTAGATAACGGAGTTTCAGTCCCTTACTCACTAAAGGGCTTTCAGCTAGAATACGAAATAGGAGCTAGGAGATAAGATATGGCAGGTTATATACGCCAGAGTACTTATAGGGATGGGGACATTATCCTTGCGGCAGACTCGAATGACGAGTTTGACCAGCTGGTTGCTGCCTTTGATGGCAACACAGGCCACAAGCACGATGGTACTGCAGATGAAGGTCCAGTCATCTCTTTGTTGGGTGATGGTGGTCTTACTACACCTCTGAACAAGATTGAGGTTGATACCCTAGCTGATACTATTCGTTTCTTTATTAATGATACTGGTGTCGCAACAGAGCAGTTCACTCTTATCAATGGGGCTATTATCCCCACTACAAATAACGACATCGACTTAGGTAGCCTAACGAATAAGTTTAAAGATGGTTACTTCGAAGGTAGCTTGACTGTAGACGGTGACATTACTCTTGGTGGTAACATTACTATCGGTGATGCTAACACAGACAGTGTGACAGTTAATGCTGATATCGACTCTAACTTTATTCCTAATGTAGATGATGCCTATGACTTAGGTAGTGCTGCTCAGGAATGGAGAGACCTGTACATTGACGGTATAGCTAATATCGATAGTCTGATTGCTGATACAGCAGACATCGACGGTGGTACTATTGATGGTACTATTATTGGTGCTACAACTCCTGCAGCTGGTGACTTCACAACACTAGGTGTCTCAGGTATCGTTACCTTTGGTAGTGACTTAAACGTAACAGGTAACCTTACTGTAGACGGCAACACTACTCTTGGTGATGCTGCAACAGATACAGTTACCTTTACAGCTGACGTAGATTCAGACATTATCCCTGCAGTAGGCAGTACGTATTCCTTGGGTGATGCTACAGACTACTGGGCTAATGCTTACATTGATGCTATCACAACATCAGGTAACGTCATTGTAGGTGGTACCCTAGTAGTCACAGGTAACCAAACCAACACTGGTGACCTTACAGTAAATGGTAATACGACACTAGGTGACGCAGCTACAGACACAGTTACCTTTACTGCAGATGTAGACTCAAACATCATTCCAAGTACTAACAACACATACGACTTAGGTGCTGTAGGTTCTGAGTGGAAAGATTTATATATCGACGGTGTTGCTTACATTGACAACTTGACAATCGGCACCTCTACTGGTATAACTAGTGTTGATACTGACCTTACTACTGTAAGTGCTCTTGATGATACTCTGGCCTCTGCTAAAGCTATTAAGACTTACGTAGATGCACAGGTTACAGCACAAGACCTAGACCTTCAAGGTGACTCAGGTGGTGCTCTTTCTGTTGACCTGGATTCAGACACACTGACTATTGCTGGTGGTACTGGTATCACAACCACAGGTGCAGGTACAACAGTCACAGTAGACATCGACTCTACAGTAGCTACACTAACAGGTACTCAGACACTTACCAACAAAACACTGACAGCCCCTGTTGTTACTGGTGGTACAGTAGACAATGCTATTATCGGTGGTACTACTCCTGCAGCCATTACAGGTACGACAGTTACTGCTACAGTCAACTTTGTAGGTGACTTAGTAGGTAATGTCACTGGTAACATCACTGGTCAAGTCTCAGACATT